AATCGGAATTTCTTTTATCCTGTTTGGGACTGGCGCAAAGCGGAATTGGTTCACCGGATAAAAGAGTCGGGCGCTTTGATGCCGATTGACTACCAACTTTTCGGACGGAGTTTTGACGGAGTTGATTTCCGTTTTCTCTATCCGGTCAAACAACACTTTCCAGATGACTACGCGAAGATTCTGGAATTTTTCCCCCTCGCGGAACTGGAATTGAAACGATACGAATATGCGAAAACAACCTACTAGCCAACCGGCCCCATCACAAAGCGATTTAGAATTAGAGCAGGCCATGTCTGCGCTGAGCGCTGACGACGTACAGTTGCCAGACTTGGACGCGGAACTCGGAAAACTTGACCGGGTGAATCCAATGGATGCCGTACCGGAAACCGGGGATGCCGAGAAGGACTGCAAGGGAATGATGTCCGCCGCACTGGTAGCCTTCAAGAAAGCGGCGACGGGTGAGGCCCAGACCTTCAAGGATAACACCGACACGGAATACTGGTTCGCGGTGTGCTTCCAAAGCCGGGAACAAAAGGACGCCTTTCTAAAGGCGATGGATTGGGCGAATCACGGGGACAAATACCTCGACGGTAAATTTGTCGCCAAACGGCTGGGGGTAGAATTGCCGACTATCACACGAAAATTCAACACGGGTGAGACGGAAAAATCAATGGTGGGCATGGGTACGATTCCGGCGAATTTCAAGTCCAAGAAAAAACTAGAAAGTTGACGTTGGCCCCTTTGGTGTACCCGGTAGCGGGAAAACAAAAACCTCAACCAAAGAAATAATATGGCCAAAGCAAAATCAATCGCGCAGTTGAAAAAACAGTACAACGCCGTTAAGAAGAAAACCGGCATCGGTGCGGGCAAATCCAAACCGAGCAAGAACAGCAAGTCGGTTAGCAAGGGCGCGAGCAAAAGCAGCGGTAGCTCAGGTTCCTAATCCGTTGCCACATGCCCTGACTATGGCGTCCCTTTCGGGGACGCCTTTTTTATATGGCTAATAAAAAACCCGACCCGGAGCAAAAGAATCCCGCGTCCACCCCGCCGCCGGGCGTAGTGGCGACGGCGAGTAATTCTGGTATCACGAAGGAGCAGGCCAAAAAGATTCTTACCTCTGATCTAACCAACATGGTGAAGAAAGTTGCCAGCGGTAAAATTCTGGCGACGCAAGAGCGGTTGTTACTCCAGCAAATTGCGGATGGAGCCGGCGGCTCCCCAGAAACCCTGCTGCCGAAGTGGGCTGACAATCAGGTGAAGCTGGCGCAAATGCTAGGGGTCACGCGCAAGACGATTCAGCGATGGTTGAAAGAGCCAGACAATCCGGGCGCGGCAGAAAATGGAAAGCTGGAGGTAGCCAAGTGGAAAGCCTACGCGAAATCAAAGGGACATGAATTCCCAGATGATGACGGAGCCGGCGGCAAGGCATCCAGCGCGAAAGCCGAGCAGATTCTTTTGCAGAATGAAAAGCTGCGGGACCATCTTTTCAGGTCACGAGAGGAATTGATTCCCAAGGTGATGGCCAAGCAGGTTTTTTCCAAGCTGTTGCTATCGGCCAAGTCCCGGACTTTTACCAGTGTGAGCCGACTGGTGATGTTGGCGCGGATGGCCCCGGACACGGCGACGGCGGCAGTGGAGATTCAAAAGGAACTCACTTCAATCTGGAAAGCATTGGAGGATAGTAAATGGCTAAAATAGTTCTCAATCTTGAGGACTGGAAAGACGCGGAAGCGGAGTTTGCCGCCTTTCTTTCGGACCTGTGTTCGCCGCCGGACATGGAGCCAACCGAAGTTTGGGCGGAACGAAATGTCACCGTGCCGGATGGCCCGTTCGCAGGCAGTAATTGGCGAGTCCAATTCACCCCGTTTGCAAAATTCATTTTTGCCGCCATGCGGACGCCGGGGATGAAGCGGGTAGTCATTCAAATGTGCGCCCAATACGTCAAAACGACGGCGCTGTTTATTGATTTTCTCCGCAACGTCAAAGAGGACCCGGCAGATACCATGTGGGTTATGGCGGAGGCGGACCATATGAATGAATTTATCCCGAAGCGGTTGATGCCGTACATCGAAGGATGTGAGCCGGTGGCAAAGCTGCTACACGGGCGAAGCAAGGGGCTGGTGCAATTCGAGGGAATGAATCTCTTGCTGCGGGGTTCAAACTCGCGGGCAAAGTTGCAATCTGACCCTATCCGCCGAATTTACTGTGACGAGCGCCGGGAGTGGAAAAAAGGGAGCATTGATTTGCTGCGGAAGCGGATGCGGACATTTCCAAACTCGCTGGAAATTTCGGCGGGGACGGCGGGGAACGAGGGCGACGAATTGCACACCGATTACATGGAGGGGACACAGACACGGGCGCATTATCATTGTCCGAAGTGCAACCACAGTCAGCCGATTCGATTTGGCCGGGAGGCTACAAGTCTCTGGCCCAAGGCGCGGGAGGATGGCGGCTTTCGTTGGGACACGAACGAGGAAACGAAACCCAAAGGGGTATGGAACTACACGGAGGTAGCGAAGACGGTTTATTTTGAATGTGAAAACCATGAATGCAAGCACCGCATCACCAACGCTGATAAATACGAACTCATTCGCACCATGCATACACACGACTATAACCCGACCGCATCGCCGGGCTACGCCAGTTTCAGCGGTTGCGCCTTTGAAGCCGTTTGGGAATCCTGCGATTGGGACAAGCTCGTCGTGGAATTTCTTAAAGCGGTTGAGCAGGCAAAAGGCGGCAACCCGGAACCTCTAAAGGCATTCATCACCGAAACCCTGGGTGAGCCGTGGCAGGACCGGCTGGGGGTGATCGAAGATGCCGGATTCTTAGAGGCCCGAAAATTCAACTACGCCTACGGGGAGGTATGGCCGGAAGCCAAGCGCCGGTTCATCTCAGCCGACGTGCAGGAAAAGGGCGGCGTGCATTATCCGTATGTGATTCGGGAATATGGAGACTTTGGAAAAAGCCGGCTCGTGATGCATGGGACCGCACGGACACTGGCCGAACTGCAAACCATCCGTAATGATAATAAAATCGGCCCGACATCGGCGCTGATTGATTCGGGTTTCAAGGCCCAAGAGATTTACCGTTTCTGCCTTGCATCCAACTGGAAGGCATTCAAGGGGGAGAGCCGCGATTATTTCTTAGTCACCAAACCGCATCCGAGCAATCCGGCGGTGAATATGACCGCCCGACAGATTTGGAATCGGACGGTGGCCACCGTCTATAACCCGCAGACACGGGCGCGGGTTGCCACCATCCCGCTGTACATGCACTGCAACGATGCCACGAACGATTTGCTCGCCGAATACATGACGGGGTTGCTGGGCGAATGGACGCTGCCAGCCGAAACGGCAAAAGATTACATCCTGCAAATGGTGGGAGATGTTCGCCGGGAGGTCGTGGATTCTCGCGGGGTAACAAGTTACAAGTGGTTCACGGTGGGACCGAACCACATGCGAGATTGCGAGCGCAACATCCTGATTGCTGCCATCATCACCGGCATTCTCGCCCCGCCGCCGCCCCCGAAAGTGGTGAGCAAGGACGCCGAAAAACCCGCCGCCAAAAGTTGACGTTGGCCGGTTGGGTAGATGGCTGAGATTAGAAGTCAGGACAAACGCGACAAGCTCCGCTTGATTTTCGCACAGTGCGCCCCGGAAAAGTCTTTGCAGGCTTTGCTGTTGGCAGGGCTGGCCACATGCGACGCGGCCATCAATGGCCCGACGCCGGGGACATGGCTGGCATCTTCACAGGAGGCGGGCGGCGGCTCTTCGTTTCAAATGCTGCATGACTTTTCTCCGATCATCGCCAAACGAATGATGGGTGAATTGTGCGACGCCTACGATCTCGCGTCCGCTGCCATCCTGAGCAATACGGGAGCGGCGGGGACGGACGCGCAGATTTACCAGCAGATGATGACGGTAAATCTGCGCTCAGTCAGAAAGTTTCGCAGCGACTTCACGGGCGGACGTTATGGAATCGGTTACTTCCTCGGCCAATGAAAAATACTCCAGCTACCTTTAATCGTGCCGTACTGCCGCCGCGTAGGAATGAAGCGTTACGGCATTTGAAACTGCCGCGCTCTGGCGTCACGATTGAAAACTTTTACGAGGCTGGCCGGCGCTTCCAGTTGGGGGACCGAACCAACATTTGGAGTTTTACGACGGATGCCAGATTTGACGCGAATCAGGCGACGCGGCTGGAGCTAATGCGCAAGGCGCGGTACTTCGAGCAAAATTGTTCGCTGGTTCAGGCGTTGGCGGATGTCTTCGAGCAATACGTCGTCGGTGCCAATGGTCTAATCTTGTCTCCCAATGGGGACAACGAAAGTTGGACCGCTCTGGCGAAACAGTATTTCGATGAATGGAGCGTGTACCCGGACTTGACCAGCTTGCAAGACTGGCCTTGCCTGCAAGGGTTGATTGCGCGGACATGGTTTATTGACGGGGAAGTATTTCTCATAAAGACGCGCGGCGACACGGCTCCGTTTCGCCCGCGGCTCCAACTCATTGAAGGGCATCGCGTCGGCACCCCGCCGAACATGGCCGGGGAAGAAGGCCGAACCATTATTGACGGCGTGACGATTGATTCCAAGGGCCGGCCAACCGGGTATTGGATGCAAACGGGCTTGGACATGGAGACGTACACATGGGTTGACGCCGCCAATGTGATTCACGTGTTTGAGCCTACTCGCGTGTCAATGTATCGGGGGATAACTCATTTCTACGCCGTGCTGAATCTGATGCACGACATGGACGATTTAGCCCGGTGGGAAATGGCCAAGGCGAAAGAGGCGGCGGACACAACGGCCATCATCAAAACGCCAACGGGAGAAGTACTCGACGAGGCAGCGCAGTTTGACGCGAATCAGGAAAACTTGGATGCCCTGACGACCTACAATCTAGGCGCGCAAAACCCGCTGACGGAGTATTACCAGCGCGTCTTTGGACCAACCAAGAAGGTGATGAAGATTGGCGACGAGTACGATGTACCGACGCCGAACAATCCGACCGCATCGCAGCAATGGTATTGGCGCTACATTGCCGAACAGATTTGCAATGGCGTTGGTATCGCCATCATTCTGATTTACCCCGAATCAATTCAGGGGACAGTTTATCGCGGCATTCTCGATAAGCAGAATTCGCAGTTTCGCGCCCGCTCCGCCTTGCTCGCCTCGAAGTTCAAACAGGTTTGGATTTACGTCATCAGCACTGGCTCGAGCCAAGATCGCCGGATTGCAAATAAGCCCCAAGATTGGACCAAGCTGGCAGTCCGCCCGCCGCGTGCCGTCAATGTGGATGTTGGTCGCAACACTAGCGCGTTGCTGGCCGAATGGCGGGCCGGCAACCGGACCATGCAGTCTATCTGCGGCGAAATGGGCGATGACTGGATGGAAACGCTGCGGCAAAAGGCGCGGGAACTCAAAGCTCTGAAAGCCGTGGCGGTTGAATTTTCGTTGGACCCTAATGACATGACCGATTTGCTCGCGCCGCCAGCGCAGCCGATAAGCGTCTCCTCGACTCCCCCGGCAAATCCGCCGCGTTGAAAAGTTGACGTTCACCCCCTAGTAGCGATGCCAAATAATTACAAATGGTTCACGGTCAAGAATGCGGCGACTACCGAGGCGACCGACATAATGATCTATGACAAGATCGGCAAGACTTGGGTAGGTGATGACGGCATCGCCGCAAAAGACTTCGCGGCTGCGTTGAAAGACATCCCGGTAAATAATGAAATCCTCGTTCATATCAATTCCCGTGGCGGCAACGTATGGGACGGCGTGGCGATTTACGGGATGCTGCAAGGTCGGAAAAATAAAGTGACCTGTCAGGTTGAAGGCGTGGCAGCTTCCATCGCGGCAATCATCGCTTGCGCTGGTAAGAAAACGGTTTTTCTGAATGGGGCGCTGGGAATGATTCATCCGCCATCCGCCTTGCCGCAAGACTCCATGAATGCCAGCGATTGCCGCGATCTGGCGGATAAGCTGGATGTTCACGCGCAGTCTATCGCTTCCATCTTGGCGGAGAAAACGGGAAAAACTCAGGCGCAATGTCTGGCGAAGATGAATGAAGGCGAGACATGGATGTCTGCTGACGATGCAGTCGCATTCGGTCTGTGTAACGAAATCTCCGGCGTAACCGCCACTGCTTTTCTGAATGAAGCCAAAGCATTCGACTTTTCCAATTTCGGCAAGACACCGGATAAGCTCAAAAATATACCCGTCGTCAGCGACGACAAAACCAAAAACACAACCATGAAAAAAGAACAAGTAATTGCATTCTTGAAAGAGAATGGCTTTGTCGTCGCCGATGATGCGAGCGATGAAGTTATCAACGCAACCCTCAAGCTGGTGAGTGCCAAGCTGAAAGTTCCTCCCGCTGCGCCGCCGCCTCCCGAGGCGGTGGATAATGCCGCGCTGAAATCGCAGCTTGATTTGATCACGGCGCAGATGACGGAACAAAAAAAGATGCGCATTGAAAATGCCGTGGCTGATTTGGTCACTAATTGCCAAGTCTCTGCCGAGGAAGCTCCAAAAGCGGTGCTGCGGGCGGTCGCTGACGAAACCTACCTTGCCGAGTTGCAGGCGCGTCCGCAGGTATTGCCGGGCGCTCCGGGATTGATTGGCAGTCCGGCAGTCATCACCAAAGACGTTTCTATCCGCAATGCCCTCAAGGAATTGAACCTTGGGGTGTGCAACAAATCCGGGGAACATGCTTTTGGTACGGCAGTGGACCGCAGCCAAAAAGTGTCTTTGGTTTATGCCGAATCGCGCGACAAGATTCTGCCCGTGTTGAATGCGGCGGCGGTCAACACCATTGACGTGGGTTTGAAGCGCGTGTTGATCATGCAGGAAACCGTCCGCGACTTCGCTACGCGCGTTCTCCCGGCCCGGTTGTTCGCCACGATCTTCGGCAATGTGCCGTTGCAAGGTACCGACACGGTAGTGGTGCCTTACTACCCGTTGCAAGCCGCGGCCAGTCTGGATTTTGTGGATGGTGATGGCACGGGGGGTACCGGCTACCAATTTGGTCAGGGCACCAACACGAATAGCAAGACGATCACGGTCAACAAACGGAAATTTCAACCGTTGGATTATTCGTCCAACACGTTCCGCCGGCAGCCGTACTTTGATTCGGTTCGCCTTGGGAAAATCAATGCGGAAAAACTCGGCGTGGACATCCTGCTTGATTTGCTGACGGTCTTCACTCCGGCAAACTTTCCGACCATTGCGCAGGCCGACCCCGCGTTCAACCCGAATTTGAACATGGCGGCGGGTGGCTACGACAGCAACCAGATCAAAGATTTGGAAACGGTGGCCACGAACTTGAATTGGCCAGACGGGGGCCGCGCGTTAATCGTCGGGACCACGCTGGATAATGTGTTGGCCAAAGACCCGACCTACAAACTGGCGTTGAACATCGGTACCACCAGCGTGATTCAGGATGCGCAGTTCCCGAAACTGTCCGGCTTCGATTACGCCAAGATGCCGGCATTCCCGGCCAATGGTTGTAATTTGCAAGGCATCATCGCCTTTGCTTCGGCGCTGGCGTCGGCGTTCGCACCCATTGACCCGGCGGCGGGTGTGCGGCAGCAATTGGTTTCGTATGACATCGCGACGGATTTGACGACGGGCATCAGCTTCAACCATCGCCATTGGGGTCTCGCACAGGCCGACCGCGACTTTGAAGTCATTGAGTCCGCCTATGGCTACGCGCCGATTCTGGCCCGGGCAGCGCAGTTGCTCACGCATCCGTAATGGCAGTGGTTTCATCCTACCCCTGACCTTAACCGGCGGGGGCAGACGTGGAATCAAAACACCAATAAAAATATGCGCCTTTCTATTCTATTAGTCCGCAATCACGGGGAAGAATTATTTACCCTGCTGGCTGGCCCGGAAGTGCCAATCGCTACGCAAGAACACATCATGCGGGAGCATTTGATTCTGGGCAACGTACACCCGGAGGTAGCGGAGATTCAGCGATGGGAGCCGGACTACAACATTTTCCGCTCGCAGAAATTTGTCAAACCAGAGGATGCCAAGGCGGCTTTGGATAAAGTCAAAGCCGATCAGGCCGCGCATCAAAAGTTGATGGATAATCCGGCGCTGGCGGCGAAGCTCAAAAAGGCGGCGGACAAGAAAGCGGCGGACGAACTCGCGGCCAACAATAAGAAAAAACATGAGCAAGTAACCGATGAAGCGGCGAAGGCAAAGAAAGCCGCCGATGAACTTGCGGCCATAAATGTTGAGGCACACCAAAAGGCAACCCTCGAAATGGCACAGCGCCGGGCGAAAGCGGACTTAGCCCTAGCGGAAATGGCCGGGGAAAAGGTGGCAGTAATCAATGAGGAAATCGCTTCTTTGCCGGTGGTCCCGCCGTTGGAAGTTACGGCTCCCGTTCCGCCGCCTGCCGGCTCTGATTTGTAAGTCAAAAAAAACACACCATAAAAACACACCATGAAAACGATCAATAAACTCATCATTGTCTGCGCGGCGCTTTTGGTTGCGTCGGTCACTACCAGTACCGCCCAGACATTGGCTTATGCCGGGACGCTTAACGGGGGAACGAATACGGTTTCGGCCCTGACGACCAATAGCTATCAGAACATTACGATTAACTATTCCAAATGGTTTTCTTTTCAGCCGGAATTCGCGGTGTTCAATGGGGCCAATACGGGCGCAAGCAATGTTACGTTTGTGGTGCAAAACAGCGTAGATAGCGCGGTGTGGAATACCGTGACCAACTACGTTGTGGCCGGCAATGGAACGAACATTGTAGGGCCGGTGTTTGCGGTGGATTCAGGCGGTACGCTTTATTGGCGCGTGCAGGTGCAAAACACGAATACGGTGCCGCTGACGAATGTGGCGCTGCCGTTTGGGAAACGATCTGGCTTGTAACTTTAATCGCGGGGTAGATCAGTCAGGTAGATCGTTCGGCTCATAACCGAAAGGCCGTTGGTTCGAATCCAACCCCCGCAACCAACCATCACATGAAATTCATCTTGGGATTCTGTCTGTGCGCCACTGCGGCATTTTCCGCAATGGCGCAAACCAATCAAATCACCGTCAACGTCGGCGGCAACTTTGGTTTGAAATACCCCAACTGGCCGGTGAGTTGGACTCCCTTGGCGACGCAGCGGACCACTGGCGGATTGTTCGTACCGAAAGCGACTTACACCGGCTACACGGGGACAAACTTTGTGGCGACATTCACCAATGTATTTGCCGGAGATTATTTGATTTGTCTGCCAAGTAGCAAAGCGCCGAATGCAGCTTTCGTTTCATTCCGGGTATCAGTGCTGACGAACACCATTGGCAATTGGGACGCCTCGAATCTTCCATATACTCCAGCGCCGGTGACGACCGATATTTACACGGCAGAACAGATCAATGCCTTGCTCGCCGGTTTGGTACTTACCAATGGAAGCGGTTCGACTAATAATGGGCCTAGCATTACAGCATGGCAGTCTTTCACAAACGGCAGCGCCGGGTGGGCAAATTATTTGTTGGCTTCGGATTACGCGGCTGGCTGGGGAAATTTTAACACCAATATACTTGCATCGTTTGTTAGTACAACAGCGGGGGTAGCGGTTGTAACGACTTTGCAAGCGACGGCAATTTCACCTTCGCCGGCCTCCGGCGGTAGACTGAACCTCAATCTTGGCAGCGGTTCACTCACGGGAAATTCGCTCTCGGTCGGCAGCGGGGTAGTTTCGGGCAGCTTGGTAGCGGGAAGCTTCACCGGAGATGGTTCCGGCCTCACCGGCACATTTACCGGAATCCATTCTGGTAATGGCAGCGGTTTGACGGCATTGAGCGGCGGCGCCATTGTTGGCGCGATTCCGCCCGGGGCACTGCCGCCAGTTGCGATAACTAATAGCGCCGCAATGAGTCCAATCCGCGCTGCCGCGTGGCAGGTCAGTCAAAACCCATTTCCGAACCTGCTTGGCGCGGAGCCTCAATACGCCTACACCGCAAAATATCCCCTTACCATTGCGCCGGACTTGCTGGGGAACCTGATTGTCAATCCCGACAATGACAGTATTCAGGGCCAGACTTTCGCTTTTTCTACTTTCACGCCGCCGCCGGGTACCACCAACATCCTGTTGAGCGCCGCCATCGCCAGTTTGGCGGGAACTCACAGCCTGAATTTTGGCGTGTCGTCAGTTACATACCAGAGTCTGGGCTATCAATCGTACTCAGTGGGAACCACGTTCCAAAACATTACGCAAAACGGAAGTCCGGCAGACAAAAACAGCTTGTTAATACAATGCACTGACACCTCTGGAACTTTTATAATTTCAAACCTGTCAATGGTTTTTCAGCCGACCCCAACAAATGTGGCGATGTCCAATCCGTTCACGCGCTACGAGGTTTTGAAAAACAACATCTACCCCAATTTCGGGCCCGCTACGATTAGCGCCGGGGCAACCACCTCTTGGGAATACGCCCATCAACCGGGCAGCGCCGCCTTAAAATTCACCACCACAAGCCCAGTGCTGACGTTGGAAGCATTTGTTGGCACTGCAAACAGCCGGATTTTTTACATTTACACAAATTCGACTTATTGCCAAACCGCTTCCTGTCCGTCAACCAATTCGTACCAATGGATAGACGTTGTCGGGCTGCCGACGAATAGCGTGAACGAAGTTGAAGTGGTGAGCGGCTCGTCCACTGCGCAGCAAAATGATTCGATTGTGGCGGTTCTGGTTCCCAAA